GATCGAATTCTGAAACAGGAGACAACCGTGACGACTTTCACCATCGACACCGACAACAACATCACTGCCTTCGCCGCCGCCGAGCAAATTTCAGAAGGCCAAGATCGTTTCACCACCGAAAAGGAGTTCGCCAAGCTCGCCGCAGACTGGCCCATCACGCGCTTCGTCGAAGTCTGGAACGCCTTCGCCGGCGCGCCGCCCTTCGGCGAGTTGAAGCCGGTCAAGAAGTTCACCGACCGCAAGACGGCGGTCGCGCGCATCTGGAAGGCCATCCAGGCACTGAGGCCCACCCCCGCGCCACAGGCCGCCCCGGTTGCGCCGAAGAAGGCGAAGGCGGCCAAGGCGGCCACCGTCAAGGACGCAACGCCCACGGCGCGCGACGGCAGCAAGAAGGCCGTCGTCCTCGACCTGCTGAAACGCCCGGACGGCGCCACGCTCGCCGACATCATGTCCGCTACCGACTGGCAGGCGCATAGCGTCCGCGGCTTCATCTCCGGCAGCCTCGGAAAGAAGATGGGCCTCACCGTCGAATCCTTCAAGCGTCCCGATGGGGTGCGCGCTTACAAGGTTGCGCAGTAACAGCCCCACACCGAAACGCGCCGCCGGTCTAATCGCCGGCGGCGTTTCTGTTCTTCAGATCCTCGGCGATGGCGGCGAGTCTTTCGTGGACCAATTGTTCGCGGAGTTGGCACTCCCCCGCGCGGACATAGGTACCGTTGATCCGCGCGATGATGCGATTCTCCAACTCGGCCAGTTCCCTACGCACCTCGGCGAGCAGCGCGCGATTCTGAAGGCTGACATAGGTTGCAATCAGCCCGGACACCAGCCCGGTTACGGGGATCAGAATCTGAAATAGATGATCGTTCACGTTCCCTCTCCAGAATGCGTAGCTCGGCGGACCAGTCCGAGAGTGCCAAACACAGGCCCTGTAGATCTTTGTGACCGCCGCGCAGCAAGGCTTCGACGGTGGCGATCTCCGCGCGGCAGCGCACCATCTCACGTTGGAGATCCGGCGCCGCGGCTGCTACTTCGCCGTTGCAGGCGGCGGCTTCGGCGGGCATTTGTGGCCCGTCTTCGCAAGGCATCCGATCTGGTGACCCACCTTCTTCACGCCATGCACCGTCTTCTGTGCTCCGATTACCACCAGCGCGACCGCCATCGCGGCCACTATGATTCCAGGGGTTGGCATCGATCCTCCTCGTTTGACTTGCGCGCGTCCGCGAATGCGCGCCCGTTCTCTGCGTGCTGCGCCTGCTTCCCGGTGAACTCCTGCCACCTGGTGACGATCACATCGCAGTACTTCGGGTCCAATTCAATGACGCGCGCCTGGCGGCCGGACTTTTCGCACGCGATCAGCGTCGTGCCGGAGCCGCCGAACGGATCGAGCACGGTGTCGCGGCCCTTGCTGCTGTTCCTGATGGCGCGCTCCACCAGTTCCACAGGCTTCATCGTCGGGTGCAGATCGTTCACCGAAGGCTTCTTGATGAACCAGACGTCTCCCTGATCGCGGGCGCCGCACCAGAAATGATCCGTGCCTTCCTTCCATCCATAGAGGATCGGTTCGTACTGGCGCTGGTAATCGGAACGCCCTATCGTGAAAGTGTTCTTCGCCCACACGATGAAGGTGGACCAGTGCCCTCCCGCCTCGCGAAACACCCGCTGCAGCGTGTGGATCTCCGACGACGACATGCAGATGTAGATTGCGCCCTTGGTCACCGCCAACAGGTTCGTGCAGGAATCCCGCAGTAACTGCTCGAAGCCATCGCCCAGATTGTCGTTGGCTATCTTGCGATTCTTCTTGCGGAGCTTGTCCTTCATCGTCGCGCCGTAGTTCACGTTGTACGGCGGATCGGTGAAGACCATGTCGGCAAGGCCACCGGCAAGCACCTTCTCCACGGATTCCATCTGCGTGCTGTCGCCGCAGAGCAGGCGGTGCTCACCCAGAATCCAGACATCGCCGGGAACCGTGACTGCCGTCTCCGGCGTCTCCGGGACTGCATCGTCGTCGGTGTTCCCTGCGCGAGCCTCTTCCGGCTCCTGGAGCAGTGCTTCAATTTCCTCATCGCTGAACCCGACTATGTCCAGATTGAAGCCGTCCACCTGGAGCGACTCCAGCTCGACGCGCAGCATCTCCTCGTCCCAACCGGCATTCATCGCCAGACGATTGTCTGCGATGACCAGCGCGCGGCGCTGTGTTTCGGAGAGGTGATCGAGGACGATTACCGGGACTTCGGTCATCCCGAGTTTCCGGGCGGCAAGCAGGCGCGCGTTGCCGGCGATGATCACTCCGCCCGCGCCGATCAGGATTGGATTCGTCCACCCGAACTCGACGATGCTGGCGGCGACCTGAGCGACCTGCTCCTCCGTATGCGTCCTCGCATTGCGGATGTAGGGAATCAGGCGGTCGATCGGCCAGCGCTCCACGAGAAGATCGCGCAAGACACGCTCGGGTGTCACGGAACTTTCCTGACTCGTGGTCGTATCTTGCGCGGTCTTCATGTGGGTGGGGAGTTACGCCTTGGCAAGGTGGGCGCCGAGAGCCGACGCCACGGCCTGCTGGTGAGTCGCCGGAGTCTGGCCGGCGGTGAAAGCGGCTTCGATGGCCTGAACGAGCGCCACCACCTCCTGCGTCAACTGAATGCCGGAGGGAGCCACGCTGAGAATCGTTTGAATGATCTGCAAAAAGTTCATCGTCTTATCCTTTCTGGTCCACACGAAAACGCCCTTGGAGGCGGCCACGGAGCCCAAGCGTCCGCGACCGCCCCCGGTAGGGATCTCCCGTATGGGGAGATCTACGCGGCCTTGGCCTGCGTCTGGGAAGGGGTCGACGCCCCTCCGGACGCGGTCACCACCACCGGCACGAGGGCCGCGATGGTCTGCGAGATGGCGGCGGCCAGAGCGCTCGCGATCACCGGCGTCAGCGACGTGAACAGGTTCGCGACGTTGGCAGTGACGGCCTCGGCGCTGACCGCTTCGCCAGCTCCGGCAGCGGCAACGGCGCCCTTGGTCGTCTCGCTGGCAGCCGTGCCAGCGGGCGATACCGTCTGCTGGCCCTCGGTCGTGCCAACCTGGCCGGACAACACGATGCCGGCATTGATGGCGTGATCGATCGTGGCGGCGTTCTGCGCGCGCCGGCTGGCGGTCTGCGCCAGATCCAGCGATACGGCTTCCCAGGCGCGCTGCCGCGCCAGGGTTTCGCGCCGGTTGTCCAGCTCTTCGTCGAAGAGCAGCTTGATGTTTTCGGCGCCGCCCAGCAAACTCGGCTGGTGGGTGACGCACGGGGAGAGATTGGGATTGGTTTCGGCCATACGGGAAAAGTCCTTTCGGTTGGAGTTGCGGTTTGGGTCATGCAACCCGGATCGCCGGGCCGCTCAAAGAAAAGAGATCAGGATGCTTTCTTAGGTCCGTAGAACGGATTCGGGCCGCGATGTTTGATGGCCCGCGAGTCCTGTTGCTTCGGTTTCAAGGCCTGATCGACGGGCACGCCGCGCGACTCGGCGGCCGCAGTGAAGTCTTCCCCGGTCTCTGCGAGTGTTGCCGTCTCGCCAGTCAGGTTCATGATCCGGCGCAGGATCACGTCGCAGTAGGCGGGGCTGATTTCACAGCCATAGCCAACGCGTTCCAACATCGCCGCCGCGGCCATCGTGGTTCCCGACCCCATGAACGGATCGAACACCAAGTCGCTGGCGTCGCTGAACGCCAGCAGGAAGAACTCGACGAGCGGGCGTGGGAACGGAGCGGAGTGCGATCCCTGACCCGACTCCGTGCGGACCTCGATCACGTTGGATGGCCGCGCGACGCCCGCGTGGCGCCCTTCGGAATCGTCGGACAGGCTGCTCCGGCTCCGTTGCCAGGCGCTCTGGTTCTTTCCGCCATCGGCTGCTGCGCCGCGCGGCCCCGTGCCCAGCAGTCCGCTGCCGGAAGTCGATTTCGGGTTGTTCGGGTTGTAGTCGAAGCAATCCTCCGACTCGTGCCCGACTGCCTTGGGGCGGAATTTGATCTGCTGTTGACGGCAGAAATGGTAAATAGGCTCGAACGCGTTTTTGAAACGATTTCCCCAACCGCCCGGCACACCATTGTCGGTTTTGCGCCAGCAGAATTCGTCGACAAAGCGCCAGCCCCACTGCCGCCGGTGCGCCAGCACCAGATCCATCACGTACAAATTCCGCTCGCCCTCATCGGCATGCGCCTTGATGTTCAGGAAGTAGGAACCGTCCTGCGCCAGCACCGCTTCGACCCCGCTGGCCACTGCGCGGAACCACTCCACATACTCCTCTGGCGGCACGGGCTTGAAGCCGCTGGATGGGTCATACTCACGCTGCGTAGCGTACGGCGGCGACGTAATCACTACGTTCGCCTTCTGCCCGTCGAACAACCGCGCGCGCGTCCCATAATCGCGGCAGTCTCCGCAAATCAGCCGGTGCTTTCCGATCAACCAAACGTCTCCAGCACGCGTAACCGGGTCCGTCGGCGCTTCGGGGATCTCTTCTTCCGCCGCCGCAGGGGTCTCTGTCGCAGGCTCGGTGTCTGCCAGGAGCTTGGCCAGTTCCTCCTCGGAGAAGCCCAGCAGATCGAGCCGCCAATCGGCGCCTTGCAGTTCCCCGAGTTCCGCCGCCAGCGTATCTTCGTCCCACCCGGCGTTCTCACTGATCCGGTTGTCCGCGAGTATGTACGCACGCTTCTGCGTCTCGCTGAGGTGATCGAGCACGACCACCGGCACGTGCCCCAGCCGCAACTTCCGCGCGGCCAACAGGCGGCCGTGGCCGGCGATGATCCCGGCGTTGGTGTCCACCAGGACCGGATTGTTGAACCCGAACTCCACGATGCTCGCCGCAATCTGGGCAATCTGATCGTCGGAATGCGTCCGTGCATTCCTGGCGTACGGCACCAGCCGCTCAACGGGCCACAGTTCGATTTGCCGCGCCATCGCGGGCGTGAAAGTTGACGGAGTCACGACTCAAACACGCAGCCTGTCGTGGCGCTCTCTGCGACTTCGATCATGGTCAATGCTGGCAGCATCGGCTTGATCCGCTTATATATCCAAGGCGCTAAGTGCTCAGTGGTGGGATTGTCGAGACCTGGCACGTCATTAAGGAGGCAGTGATCCAATATCCCCAGAACGGGACGGACCGCCGCAGCGATGTCGGCGTAGTCTACAATCCAGCCTCGCTCATCGACGGGCCCACCACACCATACCCGGATCCGGTAAGTGTGCCCGTGCAGTCGCTTGCACTTGTGCCCGTCATCGACTAGTGGGAGGAAGTGGGCCGAGTCGAACGTGAAATCCTTGTAGATCTTCAGCATGCAAAAAGGTCCCATTGATCTGGAATACCTGCCCATACGGCTGCAGACTGTCGACTTTCGTAAGAGTCGATCAGCACCAAGGCCTTTACAAGACTACTGGCTGACCTGTAGGCGCCACCCCAGTTCGTTGTACCGACACCCCGGCTAACGCCGGCGGAATCGGCCGATGACAGCGGTAGATACTCGTACAGCGACGGCCGAAGCATTCGAAGACCGTGGAGTCTGCTGATTGGTCTGCCGTTGTCGCATATGGCTTCCATTGCTTGTGCCATTCGTTGCCACCATCGAGCAGTGCCCGGCACAGAGTACTTTCCACTGCTGCCGAGCGCGACTCGTTGCCACGAAGCACACAATCTGCGAAGTCGTTCGCGTGACTCGTGCAGATGCCAGACAGGAACGCCTACGTGGTGCGCGAGCGGCCACCTTGCGATGAGTTCATCGTTCTGCGCCTCGGGGCCGTCGATCACATCGGGGATTACTGCCCAATCAAAACCGGGGTGTCGCATCCATTCCTCGACCCACGCGTAATATTTCTCCCAATCGATGGCAACGCCCTGCTTCCACATAGAAAACGCTCCGTTATCCAGGGCGAACGACTGGCCGACTTCGGAGGCGATCGGCAACTGCCCAGCGTCGGCGAAGCTGACCAACGCGTGCCTGCGCCTCCAGATCTCGACGGCGACTTGCTGAGTCGAATGCCGCCCGCCGTGGTAATGAATCATGAACCTTCGCCGGGAGTAGCCGTCAGACGGCGCAGATTCCCGCGCACTCAGCAGTCCAGTTCAGCCCAAGATGATATTGGCGCTGGTCTGGATCGCCGAGTTTGACATTGTCAAGTGGGCCGCAACTCCGATGCCTCGCACCGAGGTTGGGGACGCGCCGATCTTTATCCACGAATGCTGTCCACCATCTGAATTCGGCGGCCGATCCACCGCATCACCGGCACCGCCATCGAGTTTCCAATCGCCCGGTACCGGGGACCGTCGGCGGCCGGCTTTCCGCGATATGGGATCAACGTGTAATCGTCCGGCATTCCTTGCAGCCGCTCGCACTCACGTGGGGTTAATCGCCTGACGGCCAGGGGTCCGCCGACCGCGAGCAGTGGTGCGCCGTCGCCCCGTCCAGTGCCGCCGGACTGCGCCTTGAGCGGCGGCACAACTTCCGATAGACTGCCCCGCCCGTTTCGCGCCACTCGACTCTCGAAGCACACCGCGACTTGGCCGCCCGCGTTCGCATGGCTTCGATCGTGAGGCATCGCGCGGAGCGTCGGGGCGAGTGGACCGGCGTCGGCTCCGTGGTCTTTCGCGGAGAACGCCGTCACCAGTGTCTCCGTCTCATAATCGATCCGGTGCATGCCGCCCCCATTCAGACAGTGCGAGATATTGCCCGTCGAAGCGACCAGATGCTCGTGCGATTCCTGTTTGCGTGCCCGGAGCGTGCCCGCTCCTTCGTGCCAGTAGCCACCGCCTGTGGTGTGGTGCACTGCGACTACCGGATCCTGCCCTCGCGAATCGCCATTTCGTTCGACTCCCCGCCCACTTCGTGTAAGGCTTGGCGCAAGATCGTGGGTAATTCCTTCCCCCGTCTGGCGGCGCGCCGGAGTATGCCGGCACAGGCCTTCGCGCTCAAGAAGTACCGCTGCGGAACGCCGCCAGTCTCCAAGATGTCCGACAACGAAGACGCGACGGCGCCGCTGGGGCACTCCAAAGAACTGAGCGTCCAGCACTCGCCAGGCGCAACCATACCCGAGTTCCGCCAGTGCCCCGACGATGGAGCCGAAGTCCCGGCCGCCGTTCGAGGACAGAACACCGGGGACGTTTTCCCAGACGATCCAGCGAGGCCGCAGTCGGCCAGCAAGCCGGCAAAACTCGATGGCCAGGTTGCCACGCGCATCTTCCAGGCCGCGACGTCTCCCGGCGAGGGAGAAGGACTGGCAGGGAGTTCCTCCGGCCAGAACGTCGATTTGACCGCGCCCTCCATCGATTGCTGTGAAGTCGCCAAGGTTCTCAACGCCCGGGTACCGATGCGACAGCAGCGCGGAGCAAAAAGGATCGATCTCGGCAAACCATGCTGGCCGGAAGCCCAGCGGCTCCCAGGCCACGGTCACAGCCTCAATGCCCGAACACACGCTACCGTAAGTCAAAGAAATCCAAGCTCGCGTGTTGCCAGGTGGCTCCGGGGAGGGGTGACAACCCGAAGTGACAACCTGCTTAAACCCATGTGACTAGGCAAACTGCGCAACATTTCAAGCCGCGGCCGCCGCTGCCCGATCAGGTCCCTGAATTGCTGCGGGCCACCTCGACATGCCGTTTGCGAATCCGCGCCGCGATGGTCAACGCCGTCTGCTGGGCCACCGTCGCCCCTACTCCGCGGCATTGCTCCGCTTCGTCCTCAGCGATCTCCAGGCAGACAGCCTTTGCCGCCCCGATCGCCTGGTCG